TAACATTTGGTGTAGCTCCTTCAATAGGTGCTGCTGTTCCTCTTGTACAACCTGTTAAATTATTACCAGATTTACCTGTATATTGTATTGTTTCATCTGCAATAGTTCCTTGTAATAAGGTATTTGATGTATCACTAGAAGTTAAAACTTTTTCAATAACAATAAATCCACTAGTTGGAAAGTTAGTAGCATCTGATAAAGTTATAGTAGTATCTGTAGCACTTAAAGTTTCATTTAATGTAGTTTCTAATTCAAAAATACTTGGGACAACATTACCTGAAGAAGATTTTACTTTTGTAAATCTAATAGCATCACTTGTTTGAAAAGGGTTAGTATCAATTCCTTTACTATCTTTTGAAGTGCTTACTAAAACCGAAGTTAAAGATGTAGAAGTTAAAAAAGGATCATCTATTAAAGCTGTTGGGGTTGCAAATTCTTTTCTATCTGGTCTAATCTGGCCAGGTAAAGCTATCCCATCTCCTCCACGTGATTTAGGTTCTAGTTGTGGTTGTTTTGGTTCAAACTCAGATACATGCACAAAAGATCCATTCCATTCTGCAATCATTTCATTATATGGAAATTCCATACCGGATCTATCTGAAATTGCTTTAGCGTGTTTTCCTGATGCTGTTTTTGCCATTATGCTCCTGGGTAATAAACTTTTGGTGTTATGTGAGTGCTTGATGCAGAACCGTCTTCTGCTAAAGCTCTAGCTAATTCATCTTCATATAATAATTTTGTTTGCTGTACTAATTGTGGATTAAATTTTTGTGCTAAATAAAAAGCTAGACCAGAAACCATACAAGGTACAAATCTAAAAGGTACGTCTGTAGCATCTGTGTATGTTGAATCTACATCTTGTATTCTTTTTAAATAAAAGAAGTGAATAAATTTTGCTGCATTACTAGAATCTGGTGTTGGGTAAACATGCACTCTTACTTTATCTATAAATCTTTCAACAAAAACAGCTGAGGGTGTGCTCTTAGCTCTTTTATTTGAATAACCACCATACGTTGATCTATCTACTTTAGTTAAACTTGAGTCTGCTTGAGATACTGTATTAATTCCAGCTCTTAATTTTGCTTCTAGTATATCGCTCATACCATTAACAGTTTCTGATACACTGGCATTAGTTACTGTTGTTGCACTTGTACCATCCGCAGCAGATCTAAAAAAATCATAGTCCGACTGACCTTCAACCAGATCCATATTTGTTTCACCTATTTCCCAAAAGTGAATACCTCTATTTCCCCATTCTTGAAAAAGAATATTTAAAGATCTTCTTGCTGATTTTAATTGATGTCCAGAAGTTACTTGCGAACCAATACGTTCATATGCTTCTTCTACTATCTCATCAACAGAAAAAGTTTTGTCAAATGTGTGTGTTCCAGAAGTAGTGTTAGCCATCTAGCCCCCCTAATATAACTTTTTAAATTCAGCTACAATTGTGTACATGTTTCCAGAATCGGCTGCTCCTGGAACTACAAGGTTGACATCACTTTGGTTAGAGTTAGCTGATTTATCAGTTTTTAATCCACCAAATTCTCTAAAGTCCCAATAGCCTGCTCCTGTTATACCAATTATAGGTATATCACCATTATTATCTTCTTCATCCATACGAACAAATGAATCTCCACCGTCCGCTTGAGTTGCTGAAAACCATAATCTTTGTAATACTAAATGTAAACAAGAAGCACCATCTACGTTTGTGTCCAGTGCTGATACATCTCCAAATACAGTTGTTCCACCTGTTCCGTCTGATTGATTTACATATTTGATAACCACTCTAATATCATTTTGTTGCATGATAGATGGTCCTGTTACTACGTCTGCCATTTTATTTACCCTCCTTAATCAAGTAAAATTTAAGTGGAGCCGAAACCCCACTCAAGTTAATTATTATTACGCTGCGAATACAAAAGTTCCAGTTGTTCCAGCACCTATAGATCTTAGTCTAGCTGACACATGCCATTTACCTGCTGTTACACATGTAAATATTATTTGTGAACCAATACTCATTAAATTAGTTGCCGCATTAGCTGGCGTATAAGTTAATCTTGTTTCGTTAGCTGTTGAAGTATCAAAAATTACTGCACTACTTGCTCTAGATTCAAATACAGAACCTGTTTCAATAACATCAGTTCCTGCACAATCAAAAATTAAAGTAGCTGTTCCACCAGTTGTATCAACTGATTGAGAATGTATTACTATAACTCCTGAAGTTGCCGCTGGTAAAGTTGTTACCTGAGCATTTGCTCCTGTGTAAGGGTTAACGTTAATACCTGCAACATATGTATTTGTACTTGCTGTAGCTTTTGCAGTTATTGTTTGACCCGTTATAGTTGGCGCAATGTTTTTAGCAAATACATTGCCTGTAAGGGTACTTGCACTTGTAACATCTAAAGTTCCACCAATTGAAGCATCAGTAGAGTAAGTAGAGTTAGTTGTAATTGCACCAGTTGATGCTGTTTTTGTTATATCAACGAAGCCATTCTCTGAACGGACTGCGCCTGTAAACGTTGTGTTTGCCATGTTATATTCCTCCTAGAATATTAAATGTAGTCCCTAGGGATGTCGACTGTATGCGTCTACATTTTATTTATTTAATATACAGTGTGATAAATATACAACAGATTTAAATAGAGTGCAAGAGATTCTGTAGTGAAAGTGGTATTTCAGTGGTGTAGCTTTTTGTTAAGTAGCTACGGAAACTTGTGGTGCAGAGTCTTCTACTTTGCTAACATGGTGTGCTAACTCAGCTTCTTTTGTCTTAATATCAGCAATTACTTGTCTGACTTTATGATCTATTCTGACCATATCAAGAGTATATCTACCCTCGTTAAGATGCTCCTGCTCCCAACTCAACTCCAGAGACCTTTTCTGTTTGTATAGGTCTTGTAAGTTTGTCATCGTTAATCTCCTCAAAGGTTAACCATTTTTTTGTCAAACTATAAAAGCCTGACTTCTCCCAATTAATATCATTTTTTCCTAGTTTGTCAAGGATTGCATTTTCGATACTATTAGAATTGTCTTCTGCCATAATTGTAAAATCGGTTATGTAACCGTAGGCAGTAATTTTAATTAAGAATTTTTTCATGAGTTTTATTTCTGTATGTTTTAAATGTGGCGGTTTTTAGACCGCCACATAAAATTAATGATTACGCTGCGCCTGGTGATCCGAAGATACCTCTAGGGTCAGATGCTCCAAATGAGTATCTCTCTCTAGCTTTGTATCTTACGTTTCCAGATTCAAAATCGCCTTCCATTGTAGTTTTAACAGGTGATCTAACAAAGTGTTTTAAACCGTTAGGTACATCTGTTTTAATGAAAAACGCATCTGTGTCAGTTAGGTAATGATTAACTGCATAGCCCTGTGGAATCATTCCCATAGAAACTACTGCGTTAATGTCATTATCTGCTGTTCCGACTCTTTGAGTAGATTTCATCAATCTTTCAGCTGTAAATTGCAGATCAGAAGGAATAATTAATTTCATTCCTCTTGCTGCTATTTTCAAGCCTCTCTCATCAGTCATAGATGCGATATCAATAAGAGCTTGCTCTAACGATGTTTCGTTAAGATCAGCTGCCGTTGATAGTTCATTTTTGAAAGTTCCTGCAACGATTGGGTGAACAGCAGAACAAAGTTCTACTCCATCTCCAAAAGTGAAGTCACTGTCAAACGCATTGTTTAACACATTTGCCGCTTTTACTTGTTTAGTATTAGCCATAGATCTAGCTAATGCTTTTGTATATCTAGACGCAAGTCTATCATACAAATTGTCTTCAATCGCTTCTTCTGTGATTGAGAACGCTAAAGCAAGCGTTTCGTGTGTGTATCTAGCTGCAAACGTTTCTTTAGCATCGTCGTAATTTACGGCTGTGCCTTCACCTTTTACTTCCGCATTACCGAAACCTGATAACATTACTTCTTCTTCAAAAGCTCTGTCAGAGTTTTCAGTATCGAAAATTTCTGTGTGTTCATTTGCGTAGTTTTTGTATTCCAAGCCGAATAGTGCATTCAAACCTGGCTCTAGCTCTCTCGCTAGTTGTGCTCTTGATATTGCCATTTTTTTATTCTCCTATTCTAGCTATATTGCTGTTGTTAATTTAAACACATGTTCACCAGTATTAAATGCTACGAATGCATTCGCATTTGCTGAACTTGTATCATCATTCGATGGATCTGTTACGATTGATAGTTGTTTAAAACCACCTCCCGTACCACTAGTCGATGTATCTAATTCTTGAGTTGATTGTCCAGAGATAGTGCTTCCTGCTACTCCTGTAAAATCAAATGCTGAAAAGTTCATCGCTGCTGTTCCAGTACCATCATGTTGTACTTCGAAGATCAATTGAGGATCATCGTATACAATAGCTTCTAAGTCAGCTGCGTTTGTGCTAGCTGCATAGAAAGGCTTAAATGTTGGTTTTCCTGATGTTGGATCGGTATATTGCACGCCACCGAAAACACCTAATTGTTGAGTGTCTCCTGCTGCTGCTGCTTCAATACC